CAAGAAATATTCTGACGAAGATGTAAATAAGATCATCAACCGTAAGTTTGCCGAATGGGAAAAGAAAAAGCAGAAAGAGGAAGATGAAGCGAAAAAACTTGCTAAAATGAATGCGCAAGAAAAAGCAGACTATAAGCAGCAACAGTTAGAGGCTGAAATTGAAAAGCTGAAATCTGAAAAGGCATTCACCCAGATGAAAGACGAAGCGAGAAAGATTCTGAAAGAAAAGAATATTAATATTTCGGATGATCTTTTAGAATTTATGGTTTCAGCGGATGCAGAAGAAACGAAAAAAGCTGTAGATTCTTTTGCGGATCTTTTTAATACAGTAATCAATGAAGCTATTAAAGAAAAGGCAAGACAGAGTACACCAAGAGAAAGTGGAGGAGTCCCTGAAGGAAAGATTGATTTAGGGATTAAAGAAATGGCGAAAAATGCCAGAATTATTAAATGATATGGAGGAAGAAAAGAAGATGGAAAAGAAAACAAATTTAAAACTGCAGTTGTTTGCTCAGACATTTAATCCAGATAATGTGACAATGTATGAGCATAAAGACGGTACAATTCCGGAAAAGTACAACAAATTGATCTTAAAAGAAGTGATCAACGGAAGTAAAGTAATGCAGTTGGCCAAATACGAAGAAATGCAAGAGAAAGAAAAGAAGTTTGAATATTTTGCCAATGGTCCGGGAGCTTACTGGGTAGGAGAAGGCGAAAAAATTAAAACTTCTGCACCGCAGTGGCTTACAGTTACTATGGTTGCTAAGAAACTGGGCGTCATTGTTCCTTGCTCAAGAGAGTTCTTGCATTATAAGATGTCAGATTTCTTTGAGCAGATGAAATCAAAGATTGCAGAGGCATTTTACAAGAAATTTGACAATGCTGCAATTCTTAATATGGATAACCCATTTCCACAATCTTTGGATGAATCTGCGATTTCTGCCGGGAATGTGATCAGCGGCGGAATTACATACGACAATATTCTTTCAATGGAGGATGCTCTGAATAACGAAGATTATGATGCGAATGCATTTATTTCTACAAAAAAGAATAGAAGTACACTGCGCAATGTGCATAAGGTTGAGAATGGTGTGATTGTGGAATCACTGTATGACAGGGGAGCCAATACAATCGACGGTCTTCCGGTTGCTGATTTGAAAGGATTGGAAAAAGGAAATCTGTATACCGGTGACTTTGACTATATGTACTATGGAATCCCGTTCGGTATGTCCTACAAAATTGATGAATCAGCGCAGCTTTCTACTCTGAAAAATGAGGATGGAACGCCGGTCAATTTGTTTGAGCAGGAACTGGCGGCATTGAGAGTAACAATGGATGTTGCATTTATGATCGTAAAAGATGAAGCATTTGCAAAACTGGAGAAGGATGAGTCAAAACTTGAAACATTAACAGTGGCTTCCGCAGCGGGAACAGCAAGCGGAAGTACAAAACTTACAGTTACACCGGCGAAAGGTTCCGAAAATCTGTATAAATATAAAGTTGGAACAGAAGCAGCGACTGTTTCTTATGGACAGAATGTTCAGAACTGGACCGCGTGGGATGGAACTGCCGACATCACTGCTGAAACAGGTAAAGTGATTACAATTATAGAATGTACTGCGGATTATAAGGCAGTAAAAGCAGGAAATGCCGCAATTACATCAAAAGCGTAGGAGGATACATAATGTATAAAGTTATCAAAGATTTCACAGACCTGCATGATATGGACTATTCGTATCATGTGGGGGATATTTTTCCGAGAGACGGGATTTCGGTAACTGAAAAACGACTGAAAGAACTTTCCGGGAACAATAATAAGCAGGGAACCCCATTGATTAAGCAGGTAGAACTGCCAGATAAAAAATAGGGATGGTGATAGTAGATGCTGGAAGAATTGAAAAGAATGCTCGGATTACCGAATCAGGAAGATGTGGAACTGGATAAAAAGCTAGATTTGATTTTGAGGACCACAAGATCTCGGTTAGTAGTTCTTCTTGGAGGAATCGATCCTAAAGAAGACCTTGACTATATTGTTATGGAAGTAGCGATTGTACGGTATAACCGAATTGGATCAGAGGGATTTCAATCTCATACGGTCGAAGGAGAGAGTGTTAGTCTTTTGAATTCTGATTTTGATGCTTATTTGGACGATATTCAGGCATATAAAGATGCGACGAATATTGATCTAAAAAAAGGAGGGATTCGTTGGGCATGAGGTATGACAATCCTGTCTATTTTCAAAAGATTGTTCCGGGAGAATATGACGTTTCTACTGGGAATTATGGAGAAGATACGATAAAAGAAACCCTTAAGTATGCTTCTGTCATGGACACCAGATCGGAAATGATGCATTTGGTATACGGAAGAGTAAAAAGGGGAAGTCTTACCATCCAGCTTCAAAATCATTATACAGATTCTTTTGATCGCATCCGGGTAGGTGAGATATCCTACGGTGTAGATTTTTCAAGGAAATTGCGATCAAAACATACGTTTATTGTATCGGAGGTGCAGTGATGGCAAGGATTAAAGTAAGTGGACTGGAAAGTCTGCAAAAAAAGTTAAAAAGCAATGTCAGCCTAGAAGATGTTAAAAATGTTGTACGTCAAAATGGCGCAGAGCTCCAGAGAAAGATACAAGACAAAGCAGAATTTCAAAAAGGGTATCAGACGGGAGATACAAAGCGTAGCGTAGATCTGCGGATAGAAGACGATGGATTGACGGCAGTTTCTGGGCCTACGACAGAATATGCCTCGTATTTGGAATACGGGACTCGCTTTATGGAAGCTCAGCCGTTTGTAAGGCCGGCACTAAATGAACAGAAAGAACAATTTAAAAAAGATATGAAAAAGCTTGTGAGGTGATGAGATATGGATCCACAGCAGGAACTTTTCACAGAGCTTATCGTGAGACTAAAAGAAAAAGGATATGACGTGTATGATGGATTTCTTCCACCGGATGGCACGGAATATCCTTTTGTCTATTTAGCAGACAGCCAGCAGGTGGATGATAGAAACAAGACAACATCGTTTGGAACAGTGTATCAAACGATCCATGTCTGGCATTCAAGTCCTAAACAAAGAGGAAGGGTGTCTGAGATTTTATTAGGCATCAAAGAGCTTTGTTATAGCCTTACGGAAACAAAAAACTTTGGGTGGGATCTTCGAAATGTCAATCAGCAGATTCTGCAGGACACAACAACAGCACATCCTCTTTTACACGGAGTGCTTAGCGTGGAATTTAAATTTAATTAGGAGGAAACAGAATGGAGTTACAATTATTTGCAAACGAAGCTGTACAGGGAAAGAAATTAGTATATTTGTACAGAATTTTATCAAAAGCGGCAACAACGGATGGGGCAACACTTGCTTTTACAACCCAAAATGGAAGAACAAAAAGGAAGGATGCAGATTCTACAGCAACGAAAGACGGTTCGATTCGAACGCCGGGTGCTGCAGAAGTAGAGATCACTGCAACTTCTATTTTAAAAAAAGGGGATACCTTAATTGAGGATCTTGAAAAAGCGTTAGATGATGATGCTTTGATTGAAATCTGGGAAGTTAACTTAGCGGAACCGGCAACAGACGCTAATAAATTCAAAGGAAAATATTTTCAAGGGTATTTAACAGAAATCGAGCATACTGCAAATGCAGATGAATTTGTAGAGGTTTCCATGACCTTTGGAATCAACGGAAATGGGGAAACCGGAGAAGTGACAGTGACAACAAAGCAACAGGAGCAGGCATATGCGTTTGCCGACACAGTAAAAACAGGAGCATAAGGAGGAAGACACGATGTACGAATTACAGATCAACAGAAACACTTACCAGTTCAATTTTGGTTTAGGATTTATGAGAGACTTGAATAAAAACTTAACAGTACCGGTAGAGAATATCAAAGGGAAAACAAAAGAAATTGGTATGAGATATATCATTGCAGAAGTCATTGACGGAGATATTGAGGCATTAGAGAAAGTACTATTGACTGCGAACAAAGGATTTTCACCTCGATTGGAGCGAGGTGAATTAGATGCCCATATTGAGAATGAAGATACAGATATTGAACAATTGTTTGAAACCGTACTGGGTTTCTTAGAGAAAGCGAATGTTTCCAAGAAGACAACAACGGAACTTCTGAAGGAAATAGCGAATCAGGAGAGCCAGAAGAATCAGATGGAATAGAAGACTTTGAAGAGACGTACCGGGAGATTGCAATATGCTGTTTTCGGTACTTCGGATTTACTGATTTTGAACAGGTGGATCGTATGACGGTTGCACAGTATAAGATTCTTTCCGAGGCAGCTAGGCTAAGAGAAGTGGACAAGGATTATAGAGATCACCTTCAAGCGTTTTTGAATTTTCGGGTTCAATCAAGAAAAAGAGCCGGTAAAAACAAGGAAAGACCAGTATATTCGACTTTTAAAAAGTTTTACGACTATGAAAAAGAAGTCGCTCGTATACGAGAAAAACAGATTCCAGACCGTTTTGCTAAAGTGAAGAAAATCATAGAGGAGGATGGATAAATGGCAGAATCTTATAGTGTTGAAGCAGTCTTGTCTGCAAGGGATGATGGATTCATTGCCGGAATGAAAGCAGCTGAGAAATCAGCGAAATCCATCGGGGAAAAATTGAAAAATGGAATTGGCTTTGGCGCATTTATGGCAATCGGAAATAAAGCGGTATCGTCTGTTACGAATAGCCTCGGAGAGATGGTTGGTGGTTTAAACGAATCCAGTGCTGCATGGAAGACCTTCCAGGGCAACATGGAGATGAACAATCATACGAAGAAAGAGATTGCAGCAACAAAAAAAGAATTACAGGGATTTGCAGAACAGACAATTTACAGTTCCAGTGATATGGCGAGTACGTTTGCACAGCTAGATGCTGTAGGAACAAAAAATACCACGAATCTTGTAAAAGGATTCGGAGGATTGGCTGCAGCTGCAGAAAAGCCGCAGCAAGCAATGAAAACCCTATCCCAACAAGCAACACAAATGGCGGCAAAGCCGAAAATACAATGGGAAGACTTTAAACTGTTAGTAGAGCAGACACCGGCAGGAATTGCGGCTATTGCAAAAGAAATGGGAGTTTCAACGCAGCAGATGATTAAGGATGTTCAGGATGGAAAGATCAAGACAGAAGACTTTTTTGATGCAATATCCAAGGTTGGAACCAATAAGCATTTTACAAAGTTAGCAACAGAATACAAAACCGTAGGGCAGGCAATGGATGGGATGTCAGAAACTGCTGTAAATAAGCTGCAACCCGCGTTTGATTTAGTTTCTGGCGCGGCGATTAAGAGCGTTGGTAAAATCACAGATGCATTGGGAACTATTGATGGAAATTCTATGGCAAAAAAAATCGCATCGTTTGGAGTAAAAGCCGGGAAATATTGGAATGTTTTAAAAAGCGATGCAAAAGAAGCTGGTGTAGCCTTCGGTTCTGCAGTCGGAGCAATCGGCAGGAGTATGAAAAAAATGAACGGATCCTTTGGATCTGCAAAATCTGTTAATAATTTTAAAGGTACGTTGGATACAGTTACGGCTGGTCTGAAAAAATTTGCAGGATTTTGTGAAGATCACTCCGATGCAATTGCAGGGTTGATTTCAAGTCTTCCGAAACTTCTTGTAGCCTATAAGGGATTCAAGATAGTTAAAGCTACAGCGCCGGCGGTTGGAACTTTCACAAAATCTATTACCGAATTAGCAGGACGTGGAATTTCTGCGATTGCAGGAAAGCTGTTCGGAATTGCGGCAGCGGAATCGGCGGTTGGAACGGCAAGTATGGAGAGTTCAATGCAAACGATGCAAGCGGCAAAAGCATTTATGATGCTTGGTGCAGGTGTTATGTTAATTGCGGTAGGTTTTGGAATTATGGCAGCAGCAAGCATTGCACTTGCAAATTCCGGCGGTCTTGCCATCGGAGTTATGCTTGGAATGGTAGGAGCATTGGTCGGACTCGGTATTGGAATGGCAACACTACTTAAGACACTGGCTCCACTCTCTAAAAAGATTATGCCAGTCGCTACGGCTATGCTTGCGATGGGTGTGGCAGTTCTTCTTATTAGTACGGGATTTGCTTTATTGGCGTTTTCTGCTATCAGTTTAGCGAACGCAGGAACACCGGCTATTGCTGTCATAGTCGGAATGGTGGCGGCGATGGCGTTATTAGCAGCCGGAGCCGCAGCTCTTGGTCCTGCGCTTACAGCCGGAGCAGTTGGGTTCGTTGCTTTTGGAGCAGCGATAGCACTTGTTGGTGTTGGAGCCTTATTAGCAGCAACATCAATTGCGATTTTAGCAGCAGTGTTACCGACAGTGGTTGAGTATGGATTGCAAGGAGCAGTGGCAATTATAGCACTTGGAGCTGGAATGGTAGTATTTGCAGCCGGAGCCGGATTGGCAGGAGTTGCTTGTACTGTACTAGGTGCAGGACTGGTGGTTCTTGGGGCAGGGTTTTTAGTCGCAGGAGCCGGAGCAGTTGTTGCCGGAGCGGGATTCGTAGTTCTTGGAGCCGGGATGTTGAGCGTGAGCGCTGCCGTGGCAGTTGTTGCTGCAGCACTTGGTAAATTAGTCGAGAAAATCAGTGGTGGATTTGCAAAAGTGTTGGGGGCAATTGCGAAAGTCATTGATTCGATTGGAACTTCTGCGAAAAATGCCGGAACTGGTTTTCTAAGCGTTGCAAAAGGAATCAAACTGATTTCCGGGTTATCCTTAAAAGCAATTGCGAAATCTCTTGGTGCAGTGGCTCTTGGACTTGGAAAAATTTCTAAAAAGGGTCCGGAATTATCACAGGCAGCAAATGGGATGAAAGGAATTAGTACTGCAGTACGTTCTGCCGGTACAGAATTTGGTACACTGGGCAGCAAGGCGCAACAGTCAGTGGCGAAAGTAAAAACGGCTATGAGTCAGGCTGAAAGTTCCGCAAAAAGTTCCGGAAAGAAAGTTGGTACAGGATTTGTGAGTTCTATGCAGTCTGGTTTAAGCAAGGCTCCGTCTGTAGCATCTAAAGGAGTATCACGGGTCAATGCAAAATTGCGAAGCGGACATTCAGGAGCACAGAGTGCAGGAAGGATGATCAGTGCGGGATTTGCATCCGGAATGAGTTCTAATCTTGGGCAAATCGAAGCAGCTGCATCAAGAATGGTTTCGGCAGCAGATAAAGCAATCCGAGCGAAAGCAAAAATTCATTCTCCGTCCAGATTGACAAAATCACATGGACGAAATATTGCAATAGGACTAGGTATTGGAATCCGCAAAGGAATTACCTATGTAAAAAATGCAAGCAAAAGCTTAATTTCCGCCGCAAGTGAAACATTAAAGAAAGCATCAAAAACGAGACAGTATGAAGATCTCGCAAGCAGTGCTGTTGATCAATACAAATCTTCCATGGAAAGCAGAGTTTCAAAGGCAACCAAGTCCATGGAAAAGCAGGTAAGCGCTGCGGTGAAAAAGCTACAGAAAAAGAATCCAAAATTAAAGAAAGCCTATGCAAACGTTGGAAAAATTTTAAAATCGGATATCAGCAAGACCATAAAGGCACAGGGGAATAAGGCAATTAATGCGGCAGATAAGGCCCTGACGGCTCTTGGAAAGAAATATCAGGAAAAGTATGATGCAATCATATCGGATCGAGACAGTTATATCAGCAAATTATCTGATTATGGAGAACTTTTTAGTTCTGATGATTACGGGTATGTGTCTGTGGTTGATTTCAAAGCACAAAAGAAGCAGGCAGAGCAGCTTGCGAAAAATATGGAAAGGCTAAAAAAGGTACTTCCGTATGATCTGATGAAGGATATCCAGAATTTAGACACTGCACAGGGGCTTCAATACACAAATGAGTTGTTAAAGAAGGGCGACACATGGTTAAAACAGTATGGTAAGGACTACACAGCTTTTATAAGCAGTGCAAACAAAAATGCAAAAGCATATTATCAGCCATATATTAATAGTCTTGATAAAGATTATAACAGCGCAGTAACGAAAGAACTGAATAAGCTGAAAAAGCAGATGAATGAAATCGGGAAACAGGCGACTTCTGGCTTTGTAAAAGGACTTACAAGTAAGACGAATAAGAAAGCACTTAAGAAAGCGGCGAGCGATCTTTCCAATATACTGGTCAAATCCGTAAAAGGGAAGTTAAAGATTCATTCACCTTCCAGAGTTTTAAGATCTTTGGGTGTTTACGCGATCAAAGGATTCGTGAATGGAATGGAGGGAATGAGCAACAGCTTAAGACGTACCATGGATCAGATGATTACGATTCCGAACCTTGATCGGTTGGCGATTGCCGGGGATGTTGGGGGAACGCTGAATAGTGATTATGACTATTACAGTAGGGCTGAATATACCGTAATTGTTCCGCTTGAGATCAATGGAAAAGAGTTTGCCCGGGCAACAGCCAAAGATATGGAAGAAGCACAGAATAAGCTGCAGACAAGGAGAAGTCGCAAGCTGGGTAAAAGATAGGAGGAGAAATGTATAATTTTACAGATATCACGGGACATTCAGAGGCATCTCTCCCCTCTGAAGCCCTAAAAATTAATGGAGAATATATTGAGAATCAGATCACAGGGTACCGAACTTTGTATGTATCGGGGCGAGAAGCATTGGCACCGGAATTAACAACCATAGAAACTGGAAGTAGACATGGTTCGGTACTTAATTATAGGAGATACCCATCCAGAACGATTACGATTGGTTATCAGCTTCTTACAGACAGCCCGGAATCTTTTCGAAAAGCATATAATCAATTGGGTGCAATTCTAAATGTTGAAAATTCTGAGTTGATTTTTGCAGACGAGCCGGACAAGTTTTTTATTGGACATCATTCTTCGATGGGAGATGTAGAAACCGGGCGAAACTGCGTCACAGGGGAGTTCGAATTTACCTGTCTTGACCCATTTAAATATTCTGTAGAGGAATATGAAGTTAGCCCGGTGAATGTAGACGGCTCTATTGCATTTCAGGTGAATTATGGTGGGACTGTCGAAGGCTACCCGGTTCTTGAAGCGGATTTTTACGAGAATGAAGTTGGAGATAAAAGTACAGAAGGGCGATGTGGGTATGTCGCATTTTTTAATGAAAATGAGAAAATCTTACAGTTTGGAAATCCAGAAGAATTATCAGAAGAGCAGATTGAGGTGGTAAGTTCATCTACAAACACTTATCTGGTGCCAACGACAGAGATACCGCTGAATCATACTTTTAAACAGTCAAGTAGCTGGAGCAGTCTGAAAAGTCAGTATACATTGAACAATGGAATTGTCTATAAGTCTCATAAGCAGACCGGAACTCTGGGGATACAACATTCTAATTCGCAAGATTATTTTTTGTCGGCGACAGAGTATGGTACTGGCAGTGAGTGGCACGGTCCAACAGCAACCTACAAGTTTGCAAACAGTGCAAAGGATTTTACGTTTTCTTATGGTCACAAGATGTGTACCGGAAAATCATCGGCAAGTAAGAAGCAAAGAGGTGCGCTACAAATGATACTTTCGGATTCTTCTGGGGCAATTATTGCCGGAATTGATGTTTTTAAGAGTTCAGAAGGAACAAGAGGAAAATACCGGATGATCGTAGGCGGAAAGGTACAAAAAGAGGCAGAGATTGATTTATCATTTTACAATAGATATTTCGGATCAAACCGTACTGCAGATAGAAAGAAGGGAATTACAGCGGTTACAGCAGTAAAAGCGGCATCCATCACAAAAAATGGAAGTAAGGTGTCTTTCAATGTAGGAGGGATCAAGAATACTTTTACAGTCAATGCAGTAAAGGATAAGGAAGTGAACAAAGTGACAGTTGCCATCTTAAAGAAAGGAAATTACGATACTTTTCAATACAATGGAATTTTTAATATGAAGATGGTGAGAAATTACCAGAAAAGTGTTACGCAGACAATTGAGACGATAAAGACAGAATGGCATGATGTACAAAATAAATTTAATGTAAACGATAAGTTGAAGGTCGATTGCTCTGATGCAACGGTGCAATTAAATGGACTTGATCGCCCTGATCTGGGAGCTTTGGGGAATGATTGGGATGAATTCTACCTGGTAAATGGAATGAACCAAATTGGAACAAGCTATTCTGATTGGGTAGAAAGTACTTATGCCCCTAATTTCAAAATGCGGTACCGGGAGGTGTTCTTATGATCATTTATTTTGCAGATCGTAAAATGAATATTTTAGGGCAGGCTTCAACGAATCTTCCAAAAGGAGTTGTAATAAAAGAAGATACAAAAACCGAAGAGATTGAAACCGGTGTATGTACCTTTGAATGCAGGATCTGCTATTCGAAAGAGACAAGGCAGAGCATCGAGGAATGGTCAGAGGCAGGAAATTATATTTTAAGAAGCAGCGATTCTGATCAAGAATTTTATACGATTATCAGTGTTGAGATCGATACAGAAAATCAGGATATCTATATTTATGCAGAAGATGCCGGTATGGATCTTTTAAATGAAGTGTTAAAGAGTTCTAAAGACGGAGTTGCACGAAATTTGACAGAATATATCAATAGCGCTGCATATGACAGCGGATTTGAGATTGGCATAAACGAGTCGGATGATTCTGTAAAAATTGCATATGGACTGGATGAACAGACAGCGGGCGAGAGAGTATTAGATATTTCAAAAAAATTTGGATATGAGATCGCATACAGCTTTGCAATAGATCGACTTGAAGTAGTGCATAAATATATAAATATCTATAAGAAGCGTGGAAAAGATACCGGAGTGCAACTGCGATTAAATCGCGAAGTTGAGAAAATCACAATTAAAAAATCGGTAGAGAATCTAGCGACATCTCTGTTATGCACCGGATCTGCGGACGCATCTGGTGTTAATATTTCTTTGGAAGGGTATTCTTATGATGATGGTGATTTTTATACAAGCGGGCATTATTTAAATTCGAGAAATGCTTTGGCGAAATGGAGTAGATATCTTTGGCATAAAGAGCCGGGGCAAATCAATAATGTCGGACATATCGTGAGAACATTTACCTATGATACTGTCAGTCAGGAGGAGCTATGTAAAAAATCGGTAGAAGAATTAAAGAAGATTTGTGACATTGAGAAAAATTATGAAGTTCAAATTACGCATCTCCCGGACAATGTAAAGATTGGCGATATATTAAATATTGTGGATGATGCCGGAAATTTATATTTACAGTCCAGACTTTTGAAACTTGAAACGTCGATTGTGTCTGATACGAGGACTGCAACGCTTGGCGATTATCTGATTAGAGATGATGGAATTTCTGAAAAAGTAGAACAATTGGCAACGCAATTTAAGGATCTGGCAAAGAACAAGGCTTTATATACTTGGATTGTATATGCAGATGATTCTTTTGGGAATGGCATAACCATTGATCCTGACGGAAAAGACTGGGTAGGAATCACAGAAAATCAAGTGTCAAAGGATGCAGATCTTAGCGATCCTTTGATTTATAAATGGTCAAGGATTGGAGGATATCAAGGAGAGCAGGGAGAACCGGGAGCAGATGGAATCAGTGTGGTATCCATTGATGATCAATATTACTTATCAACATCAAGTGAGAGCGTTGTTGGCGGCTCTTGGCAAGATGGGATTCCAGAGTGGGAAAGGGGGAAATATGTATGGAAGCGCTACAAGGTTACATGGTCTGACAATAATGTGACTTATACAAATGCAGAATTGGATCGGGCATTGAATCATGCGAACGAAGCTGCAGATCTTGCTGAACAAAAAGCGACAGAGGCGGAAAAGGCGGCCAATACTGCAAGTGAGGCGGCTACTAATGCATCTAAGAGTGCAGAAACGGCTTCGACAGCATCCGCAGCTGCTCAATCCCTTGCAAATGATGCAAATAAAAATGCTGCAGATGCAAAAGAAGCTGCTAAAGCAGGTAAATTCTAGGAAACCACGTATTTAAGCGGTTTTTTGAGGGTGTTAGAAGTGGTAAAAAGTAGTGAAATGTAGACAATCTCTATATTATCTCTACACTATCTCTATACCACATCTCTACACTCAAAAATGTGAATAAGAAGAGAGAGCCAATTAATTTTGACTCTCTTTTTTTCTTCGTTTTATTTTATTTTCATGATCTCGGCCATTAGCCACTCTGGTTTTCGTTTTGTGTAAGTAGCTTCTGTGATATCGTTGATTTTGTGACCCATCATATATTTTAATGCATATTCATCTACTTTATCTCTTTTTGCCATCGTGGAAAACTGAATCCTTGGATCATGAGCTCTGTGATCTGGATTGAGCTCTAATTTCTTAACAATCTTTTCGAATCGATGTCTATATTTATCATACGTCATTTTTAAGCTACTTCGGTGTGTTTTTGTATCAGTGCAGTTGATTAAATAATCACTTCCAAGATTTATTGCTTCCTGGTATCGATGCTTGACTAGATCACGAATCCGTGGATGGATTGGAACCAAGCGATCTTTACCTGCGTCAGTCTTCATACCGCCGATAAAAAACCAATTTTCCAGATCTACATTTTTTAATTCAATTAGACCCAATTCTTGTGGTCGCCATCCAGAGTAGCATTGGATCAGAATCACATCCACATAATCAGTATCATACAAATGATCCCATAATTTTTTTATTTCTTCATCCGTAAAATCAATATGGTCCTTCTTCGCTTCTTTAACATCTTTAATAACATCATCAGACAAATTAAAGGTCCTTGCATAATTCTTGTCTACTAATTCATACTCTAGCGCATAATCCAACATTAAGTTGAATAGAGATTTTATCTTTGTCTTTGTAGTAGGAGATGCGTGTTTTTCTTTACCATCGACTACATACGTTCCATCTTCCATACAACCTTTAATATGTCGGGCACGTAAATCTTTTGCACGCATATCATAAACAGCAGAGCAGTAGTTCCAGGCAGATTTAATTGTACGTTCACTTGAAGGACTTGACAGGGATTCAAAATATTTATCAGTCCACTTTTCGTATAATTGCTCGACTGTCAGATCAGAGTCAAGATCATACGGATTTTTATGATATTCAAGTAATGCAGCGTAAGCATCATTATAGGTTTTGAAATATGTTTCTGGTTTCAATGATTTATAAATAGGTTTTCCATAAAAATTTTTTCCAACACAGACTAATGCACGAAAAGGCTTTCTAAGATTTTGATTTTTTAATTCGGATATAGTGCCAAATTCATTTGGAAGACGTTTTCGTTTATTAGTTTTTCTTTGTTGTTGTTTAATAACTTTTGTATCTAGAGGATAACCGCAGTGAGGACAAGTTATTGCCTTATCACTTACCTGCAATTGACATTCTGGACATTTGATCAGTGCCATATATCATCATTCCTTTCTAAAAAAGGGTACAAAAAATACACCCTTATCAATTTGTAATTTTGCAGGATGTATGATATAATTCTGGTGTTCAGGCAGAGATTACATCAATCACCCATGATTGATAATTTCTGAAATTCCGTCCAGTTGGTAGCTGGGCGGTTTTCTTTTATTGTAAATTACTTACATTATCAAATAATTTCCAGATATAGTTAGAATATTTTTGATACGGAAAATAATAATTACTTTTTGGAGTAGGAGTTCCGTTTTTGTCAAGGATATTCTTCAGTCGAACAGTTTCAGCGTCAAGCTTTTCCCAAGTCTTTTTGAATTTAGAATAATGTTTACCTTGTACAGAATAAACAAATTTATTCCAAGAATTTCTTTTTTTATAATTTTTATTTAAGTCGGAAATGGTTTTATCAATATTTAATTTGTTTCCGCAAGAGTCGGTTCCATCTTCTATATAGTGATATATATCACAGTATCCATTGTTCCAAATATCTTCACACTGCCAGTCATAAGCATCCCATAATTTATTAGTTATTGATTTATGACTACGAACAGATACTTCACATTTTAATGTTTGACCATTAACTTTTGCAGTAATATAAGCAGTTCCAGATTTTTTAGCAATAACCTTTCCAGACTTTGTAACTGCTACAACTTTCTTTTTACTAGAACTCCATTTAACTTTCTTTTTCGTTCCTTTAATTTTTAGCGTATAGCTATTTTTCTTTGGTAAAGTTATGAATGTTTTATTTATTGTTGTATTCTGTTTTGCGTGTATCGGTACAGCAGGTAATAGCATCATTGCAGACAATGCAACGCATAAAAACTTTTTTTCATACGCATTTCTCCTTCTTTATTTTAATAATAAAAACGACAATTCGAGATTATATCCCATTAAGTCATTTAGATAATTATTTCACAGTAGTTTTTGAAACATTTAGATAATCAATAATGTAACCATCTGATGCCCAGATACTAAAAACACCTGCGAAAGAAGTACATTCAGGATTTTTAATTTTAGCTTTTAAAATAAAATTTCTAG